ACAAAGAGCCCTTCAAACAGCCCCTCGAACCATCAACCCAGTCCTCACTGAACCATTCAAAGCCTCCAATCGAAAGACCTAACAACGGGACATTTCTATTTGGGACAAATGAGGACATTTTAAAATGGGATTGACATGGCTAGGGCTTCTTGAGTAGGCATCATCCATAACGCTAATCCACCACAAGCCATTGAAACGCCTGACATATTAAGCCCGTTAAACTTTTTTGCTATGTTCTGCCAAGCTACTTGCGCCTTGTGATTCTTGCTGCGGTCAGCGGCTAAATACACTAAGACTTCTTCCTCTGACAAACCAATCCTTTCAGCAATAAAAAGTGCTTCAGTTTCAGTTAGATAGCGTTCTCCGCTTCTAATTTTGCAAATCTTCTGAGGTGTAATCCCTAAGTCATGCGCTATTTGCTTATCTTGTACGTAGTTTTGAGCCTGTTTATAGGCATTTAAGATTTTATCTTGGTACATAAGTACACCTCCATTTTGTTCATTTTAGCCCATTAGTTGCGATTTTTGTTTACTTGTAATTCCGATTTTCGTTAATTAGGATTAACACAAATCGGGACTCACTTGATTTGGCTGTCTAGGTTTGGGCTGTTTGCCCTTGACGCTTATAGCTCGGCTTAGATGGTCACTCCCAACTCTCAATAATCAGTCAAGGTGGTTGTTATGTTTAACGTTCTTTTAGTTTCTGGGTGTTTTCCTCGTTACTTTGCAGGATTTGGGATTTCATCTTTTGGAAAGCCTTTTGTGATCACTACAGGTCAACACTTTCACTGTAAGTTTCTTTCCGCATCAGATGCTCACAGCATTGTTGAACGTCTCAAAGACTCTTGGCCTTTAGCTCAAGTCTCTTATGTTGTGAGCGATTAATCATGGATTCAATCTACTTCGACAACGAACCCAATCACGGTATCAACGCCTATTTTCCTTGGGGTCATAACTTCTTTAAGTCTCAGCGTGAGTTCTTCCAGTTCATGGAAGTTCATTACGGCATGGTTTCATTTCAGGTTGTTGAAATCACCGATGAGAACTACCAAGAGCTTTTGGTTAAGGGTGTGTTCCATGCCATCTAAAAAACCACACAAGTTTCATGATGAGATTCGTCCGGTTCAAGTGGATCACCTAGCCTTTTCGTTTTCGTATGGCTCGCTTAGACATTTGGACAGCTCGAACGAACAAGACTTTATCAACATGCAGTTTCCTGAGTTCAAAAAGCAAAGTGTCAACGGTCGCCTTAACTCACCAGAAGCGATAGAGAAATCAATAGAGTTACACCGTAACAAGTGCCGTAAGGTTTTGGCCGATAGGTTTGATGAGTTCATGTCTAAAGTCTTTAACTTCCGTATCTCTCCGATGCGTGGCCGTGGCTTGCATGGTTATGAAGATTCGATGGTGATTTACGATTCTACTGGAACGGTTGAATGTGGCTTGGTGGGTGTTGGCGGTAATAACGATACGGTTTACGTGCAAATCAATGGTACGGGTTGCGCTAAGTTGTTCGACTTCACCACACACAAACAGGTTCATTGGTGGTTGTCACTGTTGGGTATCACTCGCCTAGCCCGCTTAGATCTCTGCGTGGATGACTACACCGGAATCTTTGACTGTAAGTATGCTGAGAAATGTTTTTATGAGGGAGCATTTCGCACTGCTTGTCGTGGTCGTGGTCCGACAATGGTTCCTCATAAGCGCGTTTCACAATCCGGTGAATTATCAGAGGAAGCAGTCCTTGTTGGCTCTCGTACCTCTGCAATTTACTGGCGTGTGTACAACAAGAAGTTCGAGCAAAACATCGCTGACCCTGAAGTGATTTGGTACCGCAATGAAGTGGAATTGAAGAAGTGTGATTTGGCACTACTCGCCTCGCCTGCTTCGGCCTTTGCTGGTCTTTGTGACTTCTCAGCAAGTATCGACCCTGCTGAACCGATGAAGATTGAGCTTAACAAAAAGAAAGCAGGTCTTGAGTTCTTTGCTCGTATTGCTTGGGTTCGTCGCCAATGTGGTAAAGCACTTTCTGAAGTTGTGGCAATGACTGAAGGTGACTTGGGTGAAGCATTCGGAATGCTCATTCCTACGCACCATAGACGCGCCAACTTTGAAACCTCGTTAGGCATTCCTGACGAATACACTAAACAGAAAATCGAAATTTTGGAGTCAAGAATATGCCTACAATAACTGGTATCTCTATCAAGCGTTTCCCTAAATCTAATATGGAGTTCGCGGAGCTGTCTGTCCTACGTGCTGTTGAAGAAGTCGATAACGAGAAGTTTCAGCAAACTGGTATCGGTTTCTCAACTGACATCCCTTACAACAAACAAGCTCTGAAAATTGATGTGGCCTACGCTCGTCAGCTTATCCAATCACGCGCTTTTGTTGCTAACCGCGAATACGAACTGAGCTTTGGTGCAAACCCAAATGATCCTCTCGATATCTTGGTGAACAAGCTTGTTCCTGTCGATGAAGAAATTAAAAAGCACTTCGATAACTTCATGAAAGCTAACAAGGCTTAATCAATGAACTGCATTACGACCACTCAACAAGGTTACTTGAGAACGTCAACTGACTTTGATTGTCAGCTCGTAATGCTCACAGATTCTGAATACAACAATTTAGTCTCTGCGTCTCAATCTTTGAACATCGACAGTGAGCTCTATACCGCTGTTTCAGGTTGGATTTTATTATCTTTCGTTTCTGGCCATGTGCTAGGACGAATCTTAAAAACTCTTGGCAAAGGCTAAGGGTCAACTTTTAGTAACACACTCTTAAAAAAGGAAATATCATGAAAAAACGTCTATTGGTTCTAGGTTCTACTGCATTTGTTTCTGCTTCTTCATTTGCTGATAACACTGCAATCACAACCGCTATCAACGAAGCTGTAACGACTGGTCAATCTAACTACGGTTTGGTTGTGGTTGGTCTTATCGGTCTTGCTGCGATTGGCTTTGGTCTTCGCGCTATCATGAACTCTATGGGGAACTAATGGGAGACATTGTCTCTCAAGTCGTAACCGTCCTGTTTGGGGTGGTTATGGCTATGTCATTCGTATATGGAGTATATACGGGTATCAATGCCTCCTAGTTTGGGGGCGTTTTCTTATCTGGGGTTTTACAGTGAAACAATATCAAAAATACCTCTCTCTTCTTCTCGTCTTTGTGGCTTTCAATTCCAACGCTTTGCAGTGTGGTTCGGGTGAAGTTGAGGTTGATGGCGTTTGCGTTAGCTCTTGTAAGATACTAGAGGGAACGGGAAAAAATTTGACGTGGGATTCTTACGTATGGGGTGATAATCCTCGCTCTTACTGTGTTGGTGATCGTTCCTCTGGTGCAGCTTGTAACATGACTCCTAGTTCTGTGTCTGTTTCTGTTGAAGCGGGACGTTGGACTAACAAGTTTTATTATACAGGTTCTACTTGTAGCTTTGACCAAATCAACCGCTATTCAGGTGACGTTCCTGAGCTCTTTCCATTTGAAGGTGATGTTAACCAAAATGGTGTTCAAGATGATTTAGAAGATTGGGATGGCGATGGCATTAAAAACGGTGAAGACCCTAACCCTTATAGCAATGACAACCAGGTTACGGATTCTGATGGTAACAATGTTCCTGATAATTTAGACGAGTTTTATGAACGTCTAGAAGAAGCACAAACTATTAATAATTGTTTTGTTGACGATGATAATAGAGATTGTCTCCATTACCGTTATGTGATGGATAATTTGAATGATAATAACTCTAAATTAATAGGAATAGTTTCTGATTTAAGTAGACGTAATTTAACCAAAGAAGATTTTAATCGAGCGATTGCCGAGCTGATTAATACTCAAAAGACTAACGACTTATCTTTTGCTCACAAAATAGATTCTTTGACTGCTGCTCAAGGTGGTTTGGAAAACACCGTTAGAGAAAGTGTTTGGGCAGCAAGGCAAGATATAAAAAATCGTTTGGACGACCGTTATAACCAGACGTTTTACAGGTTTGATGATTTGGAAGAATTAATCAACTCTAATGGAGGCGGCTCTGGTGGTGAAGGAGGTCTGACTAAAGACCAAAATGACTGGCTTCTTGAGGCTTACCGAAGCAGCTTGTTTAATGAAGTAACGGTTAAGCAGCTTATGCAAGGTCAAGACAGTGAGCGTAAGATGATGACTGGTATGCATCACGCGGTTATTGACGCTATTGAATCTTCCGGCTCTGGCTCTGGTCTTACTGACCAACAAAAAACTCAATTAAGAAATGCAGCAAAAGCAAATGCTAATAATAAATTACTAAAAACCCTAGCTTCTGACACTTCTGATATCAAAGAAAAGGTTTCAAGCAATAACGCTATGATTGATGGCCTTTACTACGAGTTTGAAGATGTTAATTCAAAAATAGATTCCTTGGGCTCTCCTGATTTATCTGGTGTCGAGTCCAGTATTCAAACAAGAAATGACCGATGAATTTGAAAAGTTCAAAGCGTTATTCTCTATCGATACCAGCTCTTTCAACAACGGTACTTATAAAGAGCACTCTTTAAATCTCAATGTTAACCATGCTGAACGCTCTTTCAAATCGGGCGTGCTCTCTGCCCTACTCGATAACGCCACGCTCATCTCAGCCGTTGTGATGTTCTTGTTTGTTTTGTCTGGAATCAGAATGTTAGGTAAGGATTAGTTATGGATTACATTTACTCTTTTATTGATTGGATTAGCTTACAGATGTCATTCATCACTGACTTCTTTAAAGCTATTCCCCAAATGACGCTAGACCTCTTTTCATACATTCAGATTTTCATGATTAAGATGAAATTAAAAGCGGAATTGGAGTTTATCAAGCTCTCTTACAACTCGGCTCAAATCCTCTTAAAAGAGATCGGCTTTAACGACATTTTGTCCAAAGCTTTTAATGCTTTGCCTGACGAGTTGCGATTCTATGCGTTTAAGTTTGGCGTCCCTCAAGGCCTTGCCGTCTGGGCTAACTTCTTCACTACCGCTTTAGTAATGAGGCTCTCTAGATAATGGCTATTACAATAAGAACGGGGGCTAACGGCTCTTACAAGTCGGCATACACGGCTTACTTCTCTATCTATCAAGCTCTAAAAGCAGGTAGAACGGTTGTAACTAACATGGAGGGTATGCAGCCCTTAAACGTCATTGAAGAGCGATTTAATATCCAGTTTCCTAGCACCGCTAAACTCTTTCGTATTAGCTCTAGGGACGAATCTGGCGTTCACCTATGGACGCACTTTTTCTGTTGGTGCCCTATTGGCGCTCTGATTGTTATTGATGAATGTCAGGATATCTTCTCTAAAAACGTTGGCTTCGATATACGCAAAGTGAAGTACAAACCTTTGTCTGACTTCATCACCCAATCGCCTCGTGACGGCTTATTACCTAAAGACTATGAGCGCTTTTTTAACTCTCGTTACACCCCTGCGAACATGGACGAGTTACAAGACTCTGAAATCGATGACAGAGGGATTGCTGAGTATGATTCTGAAGGCAGAATCATCTATCCTCACAGCTTCAATGAAGGATTCATGAGGCACCGAAAGTATGATTGGGATATCGAGTTGCTTTCACCTGACTGGAAGCAAATCGATTCAGGAATCAAGGCATGTGCAAACCAAAATTTCTTTCATAAGGGACGCGATCAGTTTTTCTGGACGAAACGAAATCCCTACATCTTGAAGCATGACAAATCGGTATCAACACCGGTCATTCCCAAAAAGAAGGACGTTAACTTAACCAACCAAAAAATCCCTCTAGACTCTTTCCTACTTTACAAATCTACGGGGACAGGCAGTGCTAAACAACAATTAGCCATGAATACGCTTTTTCGTAACCCTAAAGCTATTTTGGTTTTCCTTTTATCCATCTTCTGTTTGGGGTACATAATCTATGACTTATCCAATCGTTATTTTGAAACTACTGAGACGGTGGAGGAAGCGGGACAAGCAACGTCTTCAGCTTCCGTTCCTAAGCAAAGTGAAATACTACCTAGCAAAAATAGTGAAGCTTCTGGGGATGTATCTTCTAGTGGGGATAGCAGTAAAGGCACTGACAAAGATAGCCTTTCTCATGTTCCTATAGCTGAGGTACTTCCTTTTGAGGGAATTAAGAAAGCGTTTGTAACGGGTGTGAACTTCGCGATTAAAAACGGCTCTATCGAACGGCACGTTAGCATCGAGGTGGAAGCGCTCGATGGTTTCTACTCGGTAAACGAACATTTTCTAAAAGCTTACGACATTACGTTTGACCGGATTGATGATTGCTTGTTGAAGCTGAACAGAGGCCAGCTGTCGAAGTTGATAACATGCAAGCCTTACGCAGCTGCCGCGGCCACTTTGCCAGAAGTGAGTCGAGCTGATGTCAGTTTGTTTTAACTAGCCCCGCAGGGATAAGAGAGTGCGAAGCGCGAACGAGGCACCGAGCCACACCGCAGAGGTTATTAGTCCGTATGTCTTAACTGGCGAGTGTTTCTAACTGCCAATGCCAATCTAAGTAGCACCCTCCCTCATCGTGCCAGAATCGCTCTTTAAGGCCTTGCCACATCGGTAAGGCTTTTTTGTGTTCACTGGTTTTCTTTAAGATCATTTGAGTGTCGAAAAGGATCTCTTTTCAGTGCTGACGGACAACAAGTGAGGACGACGAAGACTGAGGAGGACGAGCGCGGCGGGAGGAAGCCAACCCCCGTGTTGTATCACGGGGGTAAATTCGACCTATCCATCAGCACTCACACAACCCTGCTCTAGTTGCAAGCTTGCGCGCTAGTTCCCGACCTCGAACGACACAGAATAATTCTAGAACTTAGATTCAACCAAGTTATTTGATGCTGTAAGTCATTGTTAGTAGATATAAATTTCTAGTAGAATGACAAATGATTATTCAGATACTTTGAAGATTAAAATATAGTAACTTTCCGTCCACTAGATGTTATAAGTCCGAGGAAATATGGCAACAATAAGTGAAGTTTTGGTTCGCACAGAACAAACGTTAGAAACGGCAAAGCATGGCTTTGATGACCTTGTTTCGTCAAATAAAGCTCGCCGCTTTACTGGTTTAAGAAACCTTATCGTATTTGGTCGTTCGGTGACTTTTGTGCTTCAGAATTTGAGGACAGCGGTTGGTAAGGAGAGGTTCGATATATGGTATGAACCCCATCAAGAATCTATGAAGCAAGACGTAGTGATGAAATACTTTGTAAAGCTACGAAACGAACTTGAGAAACAAGGACGTTTACCTGTATCAACATCAGCTCATATTCATCATTTCTCTTCTGATATGATTTCACAATACAAGAAACCTCCAGGCACCGTTGGATTTTTCATTGGCGATCAACTAGGTGGTAGCGGTTTTGAGGTCGAACTTCCAGATGGCAGCAAAGAAAAGTATTACGTTGAAATACCCTCTAGTGTTGCAGAAGTAACACAACATTTTAGTGAATTGCCTGTACCAGATGACGATGAATTAAAATCAAAAACCATAGAACAGCTTTCTGAACATTTCCTCAAATCTTTAGAAGCCCTATTGGATAATGCTAGGAAAGAGTTTCTTGATAATGATACGCAAATTGTAAATGGACGTCGTATACCACCGTACATGAGAGTAGTGAAATAAATCTTACAATCATAGGTCAAGTTATGTTTAGGAAGGTGATATGAGTTTTGTGGAAGGTAAATCAAAAAGTGACATACTGAAAGATATGGGTGAAGTTGCTATGCCCGGAAGTGTCGTTCATGAACAGCAAAAAGCTGGAATCATAGTCCGCTCAACAGAGGATATTGAAGATGCGCTCTTTGAGCTAGGAGAAAAACTAGATAGGAGTGCAAGTAGCTCGGATAAAATGAGCGAACGCATATACTGGTTAAATGTTATCTTGGCAGCAGCTACAGTAGTTGCTGCAATTGCGACAGTTGTGATTGCTTTCAAAACACCGTAAAGGCACGACAAGCGCTCACGAAACTTGCAAGTAAAAAAGCCGAACCCTCTCGATAAAGGTTCGGCTTCTTTCTCCTTGATATGACCAAAAAGGAGGACTGGATATCTAAACAGGACGTGTCTTCACTCCAGTCAAAACCACCTTATCAATAAAGACCACTTCGTGCGAATCAACGTAACTAGGCTTTGAATTGGCCTTGAGAAAACCATACTTTTCTAATCCTATTTCTTGATACTTGCTATCGCTCTAGCAAGTCCTAACAAGTGCGTCGAGGTCTTAATTTCTAACTCGGACTGAATCCCCAAAAGTGCAATCCCTGCTAATATTTGCTGTGGTCTAACTACTTGACCTGTCGGCAGCTCCATACTGTCGTATAACATTTTGAACTGTATCCAGTCTTCACTAATGCTTAGTTCTCGACCTTTTGCCATTCTCATTAGTCTTTTGCACTCTGGAGGTATTGGATTTCCTTCATCCCAACCCGTGACCGTTCTCACAGTTTTGAAACACAGCTCCGCGACCTCTTCCTTGGTCATTTGGCACTCTAACTCTCGAAAAATGTAATTCTTACTCATTTCGCGATACTTCAATGATAAAACCTCTAAATACAAGAGGTTGCACTGATTCAAGGAGATATGCACGATTGAACATAAGCAGACATAATACGCAGTTGGCTTG